TAGTCAAAAGATGTTATAATCTTGCATGACTAAATTATGTGCAAGAGGCAAAGCCGCAGCCAAAAGAAAATTCAAAGTTTACCCCAGCGCATATGCAAATGCATACGCTTCAAAAATTTGTGCAGGTAAAGCAAAAGATCCATCAGGTTTAAAAAGAAAAGATTGGGGACCAAAGAAAGCCAATACAGGCAAATTAATGACAAAAAGAAATACTAAAACTATCGAAGAACTTAAAAAAGAAACACAAGAAATTATAGATAATTTTCCAAAAGAAAAAATTTATGATTACAAAAAACCAAGAAAAAAACCTTATACAATAGTTAAACCAGATGCAGCAATGTCTAGAGGACTTATGTGTGGAGGCGAGGTACGTGGATCAGGAGCAGCGATTAGAGGCAAAGGTTTCAAAGGCGTATTCTAATGAGTCTTAAAAAATGGTTCAACGAAAAATGGGTTGATATAGGATCACCAAAAAAAGGGGGAGGATACAAAGAATGTGGAAGAAAATCTGCAAGTGGATCAAAAAGAAAGTACCCCAAATGCGTGCCTGCTGCAAAAGCCAACCGAATGACAGAATCAGAAAAGCGTTCTGCTGTTGCAAGGAAAAGACAAGCCGGTAACCCAGGAGGCAAACCAACAAACGTCAGTACCTTTACCAAAAGATACTATGGTGGTATGATAGATCTATAAAATTTAAGGAGAAATTATGTTAAAGAATCCAAAAAAAGCTGACTTAGATAAAGATGGCAAATTATCTGGTTATGAGAAAAAAAGAGCAAAAGCCATCGAATCAAATATGAAACAAAAACCCATTAAAGCTGCTCTAGGTATTGCTACTATGGGATTACTTGGTGCTAAATTGTTAAGCGACAAAAAAAAGAAAAAAGTTGCAAAAGCTGTTTCACCAGTTGCAATGTTAGATGATGTTACTAAAGAAGAAAAAAATCAAGTAACTACAGGACAACAAAAAGCTAGAAAAGGTAAAATGATGAAAGCTTACAAAGGTGATATGGCTAAAGGTTATGGTGCAGCTAGAACTCAAGGTCAAGGCCTTCAAGATGAAAACTTAATACCAGGAAAGTCTTTGGATTATTACAAAGACATAATGTAATGAATTATGGCTACGTCAGGAACTACAGCATTCGATCTTCAGATCGATGACATTATTGAAGAAGCATACGAACGATGTGGTATGCGGACTAATAGTGGGAATGATTTACGTAGCGCAAGAAGAAGTTTAAATCTTTTATTTTCAGAGTGGGGTAACAGAGGTATTCACCTTTGGAAAGTTGAACTAAATGAAAAAGCATTAGTCGCTGGCACAGCTACTTATACAGTAGATGGTGATGTAAATGATGTACTTGAAGCATATATCTCAACTACAAATGCAGCAGGAAATGCTTCATCAACAAACGATATATCACTAACAAAAATTGATAGATCTGCATATGCTGCAATTCCAAATAAATTACAAACAGGCCAACCTTCACAATATTTTGTCGACAGGCAAACAACACCTACTATAAGTTTATATTTAGCTCCAGATGCAACTACTTTTACAACATTAAAATTTTACACAATAAACAGAATTGAAGATGCAGGTGGCTTTACAAAAACAGCTGATGTCGCTTATAGATTTTTACCTTGTATGTGTTCTGGCCTTGCATATTACTTATCACAAAAAAGAGCACCAGATAGAATACAAATTTTAAAACAATTATATGAAGATGAATTACTTAGAGCATTAAACGAAGACGGCTCAAGAACTTCAGTTTATATTTCTCCACAAACTTATTTTGGAGATGGTGTATAATGTCTTTCGCAACTGGTAAAAGATCAAAAGCTATTTCTGATAGATCAGGACAAGCATTTCCTTACAAGGAGATGGTTAAAGAATGGAATGGTTCTTTAGTGCATATTTCTGAATTTGAACCCAAACACCCACAACTTGATCCACCTTATCATAAAGCAGATGCAGTAGCATTGAGAAATCCAAGAACTATGACAACCCAACAACCAACTCAAGAATTTTCAAACGATCAAACAATTTCAGATTCTGGTGGTATCCATGTTGGAGTTGCAAATTTATCATTACCTGGAGAATTTGCTTTTAGAACACAAGATTTTAATGTTACATCAAACGGTATTACAACTACAATACATAGCATGGTTCCAGAAGATCCATCATTACAAAATAGAAGAAGACAAGCAGATTCTTTTATTGGTAACATAACAGTGAGTATAACATAATGGCAATAACATTCGCAAATTTTTTAACTCAAGTTCGAGACTACACAGAGGTAAATTCAAATGTATTGACAGATTCAATTATACAAAATTTTATTAGAGGTGTAGAATTAGATATAGCAGGCAAAGTTGATTACGATGATTTAAGAAAATATGCTACATCTAATTTTACTGCAGGTAATAGATATGTATCTTTACCTAATGATGCAATAATAATTAGATCAGTTCAAGTCATTGATAGTAGCAATAACAGAACTTTTTTAGAAAAAAGAGACACAAGTTTTATTTCAGAATACTCTCCAAATGATTCAACAACAGGAACCCCTAAATATTATGCTAATTGGGAAGATAATGTTCAACAAGGTGCTGTAATTTTAGTAGCACCCACTCCTGCAAATGCTGATATTGTACAAGTAAATTATATTAAAACACCACCAGAATTCACCAGTACAACTAATACTTTCGTATCTACAAATCAAGAATCTATGCTTCTTCACGGTGTTTTGGCTGAAGCTTTTAGATTCTTAAAAGGACCAGACAATCTATACAACCTATACCAAACAAAGTATAATGAAGAAGTACAAAATTTTGCCCTACAACAAATGGGTAGAAGAAGACGGGGGGAGTTTGATGACGGTGTACCAAGAGTGGTAGTACCATCTCCTTCTCCAAACCAATAATTTTAAAGGAGAATAATTATGGCTATAACAACAAACGCAATCTGTAATACTTTTAAAAAAGAATTACTGCAAGGAAAACACGACTTTGATACATCATCTGATACTTACAAATTAGCGATGTACACAAGTTCAGCGACTTTAGGAAAATCAACAGAGAACTATTCAACAAACCCAGGTGGTGGCTCTAACACTGAAGTAACTTCAGCTAACTATACAGCTGGTGGAAAAGCTTTAGTTAACCAAGGTGTTAAAGTTTCATCAAGCATAGCTATCACTGACTTTGCTGATCTTTCTTTTCAAAACGTAACTCTTACTGCAAGAGGCGCTTTGATTTACAATACAACTACAGATGGTGGTTCAAATACTACTGATGCTGTCGCTGTGTTAGATTTTGGAAGTGATAAAACTGCAACATCTGGAACATTTACAATTCAGTTCCCTGCATTTACTACTTCTGCTGCAATTTTAAGAATTGCTTAAGGATATAAAATGATATGGCAGCTACTTGGGGTTCAAATGTATGGGGTTTTCAAAACTGGGGTACTCTCGGTGATAACACTGCATCCTTAAGTAGCGCCAATCTTCAAGCATCTTTTTCATTAGGTACAATCGTAACTGACGCAGAAATTCAAGTCGGTTGGGGTGGAGATACATGGGGAGAAAATGAATGGGGTGATCTTTCAGGATCTCAACCATCAATAACAGGAATACAAGCTGCTTTCTCAATTGGTACACTGCAATCAGTATCCGGTAACGCAACTGTTGATGTAACCGGCATATCTTTAACATCATCACAAGGCACAACTATAGGGGGTGCTTCTGTAACAGTTACAGTAGTTGGTAGTTTAGAATCTATGGGGATAGGAAGTGTTGCAACACCTATCGGACAGGAAATAGATGTATCTGGTTCACAAATTTCTTCAACAATTGGTGCAACAACTGTAGATGATTCTACGTTAACTGGAATAGGTTGGGGTAGAAGAACTTGGGGCAACTTAGCCTGGGGTGGAGCTTACTCTGCTATAGCTGTTGGACAACAATTAACTTCAACAATAAACTTTCCAGCAACAGGAGCATTTACTGATGTAAATGTTTCAGTTACAAGTGCGGGACAGTTAACTACAACTTTTGCAAGTCCTTCTTTCTCAATTCAAATTGATCAGGATATATTTATACTTGCTTCTGAAGATCAACTCGATGCGCTGACAACTGTATCAACAGCAACTGGAAATGCTGATGTAGATGTTACAGGTGTTCAATCCACAATACAACAAGGTATTACGGTTGGTGGTTTAAAAACACCTGTTGATGTGTCTGGTATTCAAATGTCAATGACACTTGGTTCAATAAGTTTAATACAATCAACTAATGAACCTGTAACTGGTCAACAGTTAGCTATATCTCTAGGGCAACATGCCGAAATACCTGCTCAAATTGTAGGGGTTGGAGGTGTTCAATTATCAAGTTCTATAGGAAGTGTAATAGCAACTGGTCAAGCAGCTGTTGATGTTACAGGTATACAAATGACTGCTTCAATCGGTAGTCCAAATATAACTGCTTGGGCTGAAATAGACCCTGGAGTTGCTAATGTTTGGACAGAGGTTGACCTAGCAGCTTAGGTAAGATAAAATTAAAATTATTTAGGAGATAAAAAATTATGACATCGGCTTACTCTACAGATTTAAAATTGGAACTAATGGTAACTGGCGAAAATGCTGGTACATGGGGTGATAACACAAATAACAACTTAAACTTAATTCAACAAGCGATTGCAGGATTTGAACAAGTAACACTTAATAGTGGGGGTACTCTTGCTTTAGCAATGACTGATAAAACAATTTCTAACGCTAGAAATATGGTTATTAAATTTGCTACAGCTTCAATTGCTGCTAGTACAATTTGTACTATTCCAGATTCAATAGAAAAATTTTATATATTCGATGCAACAGGTTTGACTAATCCAGCTAACCTTACAATTAAAACTGCATCAGGAACTGGATTTACTTTAGATGCTGCAAAAATTTATGCAGCCTACTCTGACGGAACAAATTTAAAAGAGATATCTTTAGACACTTTAGGTGGCACAGTAGCCGCAGCACAAATTGCTGATAGTGCAGTAACGACAGCTAAGATTGCAGACGATGCTGTAACCTCAGCTAAGATTGCTGACGATGCCGTTGTAGCAGCAGCAATCGCTGATAACGCAGTTGTAACTGCAGCTATAAATAATGATGCCGTAACTGCTGATAAACTTGCAGACACTTCTGTTTCTGCAGGATCATACACAACTGCAAACATAACTGTAGATGCTCAAGGAAGATTGACAGCTGCCGCTAGTGGAGCAGGTGGAGATGGTGCTTACGTTTTACATTTTGCTGAAGTAGGTCCAAACAGTGGAAACATAACTGCAAACCCAGCTGCAAACAATTTTTATGCATACCTTTGTGGTGCTGCAGGAGGTGCTGGTGGATTTTCAACTCAAGCTCCTGGAAGAGCAGGAGGAGCTGGTGGAGATGGAGGAATAGGATTTTTTTCAGGTCCAACTTCTGGTGGAGCAACAATCGCATACTCACTTGGAGCCGGTGGAAACATAGGTACTACAAGCCCAGGTGGAAATGATGGAAACGCTGGTGCAGCATCCACGTTAGGAACATTCACTGCAAATGGTGGTGGTGGAGGAGCTCGGGGTGGACCTGCTTTTCAACCTAACAGAGCAGTAAAAGGAACTTACGGAACAGCACCAGGTGGAATTTTATTACCAGAGAAAACATTTTTTGCAGGATCAGCTGGCTTAGGCCCTGGTACTAACTTTTCAGGTGATAATGCTGGTGGACCAAATCCAGTTCCAGGTGCCGTTGGTGGTGCTGGTGGAGTAGTTTACTTTGATGATGGGAACGCATAATGGCTTACGCAATTACACATAATAATAATTTATTGAGAATAGCAGCAAACGAAACTGAAAAAAATGAGTTAACTGCTATAAATACACCTCATACAGAAATTAATATAAGCGACTCAGATTTTGCTTTAATAAAACAAAATAATGCTACTTGGGTTATTGATGGTAGTTCAATGACTATTAGTGAACAATCAGAACCTGGTTCAATGGCAGATGCAGAAGCATTACATGTTTATTTAAAAGATGTAAGAGAGAGTATAAATCTATTTATAGCTAATGCTAATGCTAGCACTCAAAGTAAAACTTTATATACTCAATTTGTAAATTATAATAATTACTTAAATACTTTTGATACTTCAACTGTGACATACCCAATTATTACTTGGGAAAAATATTG